CCCATTACCGGTAACCCGGGGAAATAACCAAAATCAATGGCTGAAGCCTGAATTCCTCCTGTATGGGTTAAAACAACATCTCCGGTTAGATAGTTTATATACCCAACATTTGCAGCATCAGGAGGATCGACAGCTAGTAATCCATTCCCTTGGTCGATAAATTCTAAAACTCCAGTGAGTTTACTCCATGTTCCACCAGAAGCATAAATACCCCATGTATGGGAATCAACGCCTACTTTAAAACTGTTTGTCAACCCCTCTATGTATCCGCCAGAACCTCCCCACTCTCCATTTGCAGAATCTGTTCCGCTATCGGGAACAATAACAACGCCGGAAACGGAAACACGATCACCAGTACTTAGCCCATTAAGCGGAGCTAAAAATTCGGCATCTGTGGCATTTGTATAGCCTGTAATAGCTCCTGAGGCTGTAGAAGTTTGGATATAAATCCTAACGCTGCCAGGGTCTATTTGTGCTGTTGCTTCTGGTGTGATTGCGGGGGCTACAGATGAATAGATGTTGAAAGACCAAGTTCCAGCTACGGAATTGCCGATACTCTCATCATCAAAGACGCGTCTTAATCTGCCGATTAGCTGAATCCCTTCACGTTTCCTAACTTCCTCTCTCCACACATAAGCGTTGAATAGATTGACGAAAGCATCCTGCGCCAAAAGAAATGGCTTCTTGTTCTTTTGTTGAACACCTGATTTGAAGCCGAAGATATCTATTGATTGCAGGCTCATTATTTGCCTATCGCCATAAAATATATCGGGTTAGCACCAGCGTTAACCGATCCTTCAAAAACAAATTGACTATTCGTTAATGATAAGGTTTTAACTCCCACTCTAAAAGTGGAATTGCTTCCAGCTGATACAGTTAGCTGCACTGAAAAAGGGGTAGATGTGAAAGGAATTGGGAATTGAACGGTTATGTCGGTGTTAGGATTAAAATAACCATATTGCAGTAATAGATTACCTGGAAGAAAAGTCCACCCTCCAAAACCATTAGCAGATCCTAAAGCTTGGGTAATTGTTGAAAATGACAATGTCGATGCAGATATAGCTCTCGTTAATTGGTACTCAAAACCATTGCTTTCACCTCTAAAAAACAAATTACTTTGTGCAGGAGATGTCCCCACTTTAGAATAAAAACCCGCTTCATTAGGATCGGTATTAGGTGCAGCAGCTTGTTCCGGCATCTGCAAAAACTTATGCTTACCTTCTCCCAGAGAATTGAAAGCTACATGATTAACAGCTTCTACAGCGTCAATTTGAACAAAATTAGTGCGTATTCTGTCTCTTGTACCCCCAAGCGAATCACCTGTGACGGGAATTTTTGTAGTAAATGTGATAATAACCCCCTAGCACTTAGATGATTTTTTAGACATAATCGCCTTCTTAAGCTTCACATCATCTTTAAGCTGACCGCGAAATTCTTTGTCATCCTTTTTGATGTGCTTAACAAGCATCTTTTTTTCGGCTTTCTTCATTTCTTTTTCCCTGATAATTTTGGCATTGGTTTTTTAGCTTTTAATCCCGTGCCATATTCTTTTTTAGCTGAAAGCGGAACAATTTTACCGCCTTGATAGTGCGCTTCATCATCAAAGTCTTTATCTTTGCTGTTGACTTTTTTCATGCCTTTTCTGTCTACCATCCTAAACCACCTTGTAAACCTACTTGATTATTGTTAAACGCTTCATTTCTAAACATTGTGTTAATGCTTCTTGATCCAAGCTGACCATATGTCCTAGTTCTCGCCTCACTGATTTTCTCTTGCAAGAAGGCATCCATCATTTGCACGCCATCGGTATCTAATCGATCCTGATAAAACTTCTTGGCTACACCAAACGCAATAAGCTCCCACCAGCAAAACTCTTCCGGCCGGCCGTTAAGGTTTGGCTCTGTAAAGCTTGTTGTACCTAACAAAGCTTTGGATGGCTCTCTATAGGCTGTCATTTCTATCGTATATGATTGATCAGGTACTGGCCTAAGTGTGAACTGATTTTGGAAGAATAGAATAGTATAGGGCTTACCTAACACAGCTTGCGTATACTGAATATTGATATCGTTACCGCTTGGTACTGCTGAGGTGAATACTAGATTTGCAATTGCACCGGTCTGATAATCAATTGTTCCAGAAGTACAATCTCCAATCAAATTCCCTGCTCCATCATCGGTAACATGAAGCGAAGATAATGCGGTATTGGCTGAAATCAAAATGCTTTGCACCCTAGAAATATTGCTGTCTCTAAATGTAGGCGGATAACCGGCAGGAAAAACACCTGTTGGAGCTGTTTGGGTGTCTACAATTGGATTATTGTAAACACTGCGGATAACAGGACTCGCTTGAGTAGTGCCCGCATATGGGCCACTAGTCCCATCGCCGTCATCAAATGTTTGTAACTGCTGGCTATTGAAGTTATAGCGGTAAAAACTGGCTTTATCCTGAAAAAGCGGGATCTGTATCTTACCGCAATAAGCCGGTCCTTCTACTGTAGACCACTGATCAAAATCAAAAGGATACGTGTCAACGCCTTGAACCGTGTTGAATGTGTAAACATCCTTCAGCTTCAAATTTCGCAAGTCGTTAGGCAGGTCAAGAACGTAATAACTATTGATATATTTAATGATCTTCTGCTCTGTAGATTGATCACCCGTGCCCAAAGCAGCGCATTCTCTAACCTTTTCAATGATGTCTTGCAGTATTCCAACAGTCATTTTGTAGCCTTACAGGAAGTCAACAGGGATGAATCTAACTCTAGAAATCGTTTCGTACGTCTTAGGTAATGTCAACGCGCCTTTCATGGGTTGCTCCACATCTTTATAACGTCTGATTTTCTTCTTTGTGCCATTGAGATGTTTCACGATTCCCATAGGAATTGTACAGATTTCCCCGTGTACTAAAGTAAATTGTTGTATCTGATCGCCGGGATAAATTCTATAAGCAAATTCAAAAAAACCGCCTTCAGCTTCCACAAATTCGAACTGACCTTTGACCATCTTTTCATCTTCTGCGCGCATCTTTTTAATCATTGCCTCAACTTCAGCTTTAGGCTTGCTGTGCTTGATTTTCTTGCGTAATTCTCTAACTTCCATGAGCATTCCTTTTTATGTTAAGGGTGAGAGCAATCGCCCCCACCCAAATAATATACTATTCTTTTGTAAACCTATCGTAACGGTAAACAACCCAGTCATAGACTGCACTGGAACTAGTAATGACATTTGAACCCATATCAAGCAAATACTTATTACGGTTATCAAATGCATCGCGTAATTGAGTACCTTCTGGCACCTGTGGAACTGTAGCACTCCCATTATCTGGAACTACACCAGAAGATGAAGGCACAGCCACCGCAGGCGATACACCAGCAGCAGCAATAGCACTAGTTGGGAATGCATAGGTTGTATAACCTGATGTATCCAAATCTAGTGTTACCGATGACACAGTTGCGCTATTTGTTACACTCAACACCCTTGCGTGAACATCATTTATTTCAATCATGCCAAATTCAGATGGCACACGGAAAGAAAGAATTTCCCCTGGTGTGTAATCATTCTTGGATGTGAAATAAACAACCCCTTGAGTAGCTTTTGTGATCATAGCAACATAGGACCAGCGAGGATACATACGATTAGGAATGTACTTTTTCACTGTGCCGGACGTAGCATCCGCAGCAAATACAGCAAGACCGCCAGAAGATACAGCCGATGCCATATATCCTAGTGTAATGCTTACGTTTGCCGTAACCGCAGTCACCTGGAAAGTATACCCTGCAATTTGGAGTTCACCGGTTGTTGCATATAAGCGAACATGGTCACCTACAGCAATTGAACCGGTGCTTGCCATTGAAACAACAAAAGTACCAGCATTACCGGTAATGGCAGTTGTTGCCAATCCAGCAAACGTTGGAGGGTTAGCAGTATCAATGAAGGTGAAACCCCCACTGGTGACCGCTTCAGATGATAGGATGCCGGAAGTGACAGCTTGATCTGTGGTCTGAGCTGAACCTTGTGCCATCCCTTGTCTCCAACATGATTCTACCGACACTTCGTCAGCATCATCACCCCAAGCAGTTCTGTTACGCAGCCACACTAAATCGTATGAGCCAGTAACAGCCACTTGTTTAGCCAGCGTTGAATCGGAGGTAAATGAACCGCCATCAATAATTTGATATGGTAACATGATTAACCTCCTTAAATACCGCTTGAGCGTAAGTTTTGTACCCAAAGATCATTGTTGACGCACTGTCCTTGGTAGAAATTGCAAGCTGCAGCATGTCGCAGATGTGCTGGGTCATTTAGGAACCCGGGAGGGGTATAAATGTATTTAGCCCTTCCACCCGCTTGGAAGACCACTTTATAGCCTTCGTACGCTGTGATAAAGCAGTTAGCAACATCATTACCTAGCAATGATGCATCAGCAGTGATCGAACCTTGAGACGAAATAAACGCTCTGATGTTATTAACTCCACCCCATTCGCTTGATGGTGTATTGATCGACCCTGTGCCATACTCAAACTTACGTCTAAAGCCTGTGATGTTATTCAAAACAGGAATCATTTTAGACGTACACATCATTGCATAGGCGTCACCAATCGGGCTTGTGCCGATCTTGTTAGATGCATCGACCATATTTGTGATATATTCGCCGTCATTGTCTTGCAAAAGGGCAACAATATCATCAAGGTCGCTCACAGCCATTTCTGTGGGCAAATCGCCGTTTGTACCCCCTACACAGTTAACAACTGAAGCTGAGCTTTCCAAGTTATCACGTTGCAGGATGTCGCTTGTTTCTTTATAAGCTTGACCCAAACGGGCTGCAGCGGCATTAAGAATGGGATCTTGATTCGTCATAGTGACTTGCTTCGTCAATACAACGTAAGTTGCATAATTGCGAACTCTACAGTCCACGTCCACCCTTGAGAGTAGCTGTGAAGGCGGATTAAGCTGCGCGTTATCTAATGGCACTTCAAACGTCTCTAGAGCATCATATCTGCTCTGACGATTGATGAATCCATCATTATCTGACACCTCTACAACACTAGCAAAA